ATGAACAGATTGTTTGTTTCGCAGAATCGCTTACTGATCGCCAGTTGGCGAAGGTCGATACCGTTGATCTTGGCGTAGTTGCCGATGCCGTCTTGTGTGTCAAGGATGGTATCTAGGAAGATGTCAGGCGCAAAACTGGTCGGACCACTTGGGACGACTGGGTAGTAACGGTAAGCAGGACTACCCCAAACGTTGTTGTTTTCGTCGTTGCCGGATGTACGGATGCGGCGTACTGGTTTGCCGCCGGTGACGAAAGCGGAAAAAGAGCGCATGTCTTGAAGACTCTTGCCGCTGAACACGTTGAAGCCGATCAGCGCCAGGTTGGAGTACAGCGCAGATGTAAAGTTTTGCGTCAATTGCTCGCTGACAGCGGTAATGCCCATCTCGGGACCGCGCTCGAACGATGTTTGTAGTTGGGTGTCGGCGTCAAGGTTGAACCAGTCCCATTCGTTGGTGCCGTTGGGTGAGTCGTTTAGCGGTGGTAGGCCGTTGGTTTTGCTGTTTTGCGTAAAGCCGGTGAAGTACAACTCCCGACCAGAACCAAGGCTCAGCGTCGTAGCGTTGCCTGAATTCTGTAGATAGAAGTAACGCACCAAGCCATTGGACTGGCGCATAAAGCTGTGCTTCGCGATCTCGGCCACTGGATCGACGATGGGTTCCAGTCGAAACTGCCAGTTTTGGGCGGTGGAGCCGCCGTTGAATTTGATGTAGATAAAGTTGTCCTGCTCGGCTGCACGGCGGATGGCAAAGATGCCAGGTGCTGTGGTATAGGCGCCACCGGCGATGCGGTAATGCAGCAGGAACAGAGATACGCGTTGCTGGATACCGTTGTCGCTGATGGCATAACCGGCACGACGCCCGCTGCCGTAGGTCTGCTGCCTGCCGGAAATCCGACGGTAGACTTGCGCCTTAAGGGCAATGTCGGCAATGTTGCAAGGTGAAACAGTGGTGTATGACGCCTCTTCGATGCGAGCAATGGCCTTGAGGTAGAACAGTTCATCGCTGCCCACTGTTGCTGCACGTTCGGCGGCGACATATGTCCTTAAAATTGCTTTTTCATTTTCTGTTAAATCACGAGAAAACCCAACATCATATGCGTAGGCGTAGCTATTTCCGTATTCGTCATACGTATATTCGTACAAGGTTTTCCATATTTGCCCTGAAGCCAGCAGGTCGGCTGCATTGTTAATTGTGTCTCGTTCATCTTCTGCAAGCAATGCATCAACGGTTGCTTTGTTATTTATATAGCTCGGTTGATTTTTGTAGTCGGCTGCGGTATCAGTAACTTCGTCGTACTGGTACGACAGGGAAGGAGCACGTCCGGCTTCGATACAGACCAGATCCACAAAGAAGTCGCCTTCGTCGGTGGTGGTGCCCGTGATGCGGCTGATGCGGTAACGAGCAGAGCCCAACTTGAAGATGCCAGCATCGTCGAACACGCTGGCCAAAGTACGGCGGGTGTCCATGGCGCTACGCACCAAGTCGTCCTCGAAGGCGGTTCCAGTTGGCGGGTTGCCGGTTGACTTGAACTGCAACTGCAGTGTCTGGCCAAGTGAAATGGGTGCTAGAGCTGCGGGCCAGCCGGTGGCATAGATCTCGATGTTGCGGGAACCTTTGTCGCCAGTTTCGTTGCGCAGGTAAGTATTGACATTGATCGGAACAGGGCTGTAAGCGCCGAAAATGTTCGAGCTGCTGGGCGAGTACGCCTGGCTAAAACCATCTACGCGGGTATTGCTGACGGCAGGCTGCAAGCGGTAGGGGTTGTCGTTGGCGCTGCCATATTTTGTTGGGTCAGTATCGCCAGAAGCATTTAATTCATCGGCCCAGCGCAATGCGCCAGTGGCATCGTCGTTGAAGTAGATCCACTTGTTCTGCGCGATCAGGTCAGTGATGACTGTTTGACCGAAGGCGGATTTAAGAGGGTCGATCCGGGTGATGGCGCCACCAGCCAGCAGCATTAGCATCTGCAACAGTTGATTGCTGCCGTAGCTTCGGACTGCGGACCATAGCAGCGAACCGGCAACACGGACGCCGCCGTTAGCGTTGCCGCTGCTGGAGCGGTTGGTATAAACCAGTGGAACGGTGTCGCCGTACTTGCCGAGTTCTTGGACGCTGTTGAAGCCAAACCGTGGCGAAAACCGCTGCTCACGGGTTTGGCGTTCTCCGCCAGCTGCTGAGATTGAGGGAACTTCGGGACGGGGGGTTAGTAGTACAGAGGCAACCTGGAAGATGACGCCGACGATTGTCAGAACCAGCGCCGTAATACCAAAGTCTGCTCTGGTATCAAAAACTGTCCCTTCTTTTGCGTCGGTATATGCTTGCTGAACAGCAAGGAAGTCTAGATATTCTTCTTTGGTGATTCCAAGAGCAGCGATGAGGTCGTGCTCGTAGGGCAGCAGCTTGCGGGTCATCGCTCCATCCAGAAGAATTGGCCGGTGCCTTCTGGCAGCTTGGCTCTTACTACATTATGCGACGGGCCGATAAAAACAGTGCTGCCGTCCTCCATGACGGTGCCGAGGGCTGCGCCAACGTCGGAGGGCAGTAAAGCGACGGCGGCCGATTGAGGAGTAGTTAGGCGGCTGCCATTGTGCAGGAGCCAGCGGGCCATGCGGATTCGCGGGAAGGTGTCGTTATTGAACTCGTTGTAGACCCAAGCGAAGGCTGGTGCGTAGTCCGCCAAGCCAAAGCGGCGGTGGATTTCGCAGGCCAGCTGGAAGCAATCGGTAAGGCCGCTGTTGTCGTCTGGCCGGTGGCCCCAGCCGTAGGTCAGTCCGATGAGGTCGTTGACGTTGATCACTGCAAAATCAGTTGAGCATCAAGCGGCAGCGGGCCGACGAGTTCGCGGGTGAGGATGCGGTTGGGAAAGTTGCTGGTGACGCTGTCGATGGCTGAGCGGAAGCGGAGTTCCAGCGTGGTGTCGCTGATGCTGCTGCCGACGCCGACGTAGTACTCGACTTGGATGTTGTTGGTGTAGCTACCGTCAGCGGTGAGCCAGACGGTGGTTAGTTCAAGCGTGCTGAGGCGGTTGCCGTCGCCTGCTTGGAGCATGACGACACCAATCTCTAGGTTGGGAAATAGGATCTGAAGAATGTTGTTCTCGCCGTTGAGACTGGCGATGGCGCCCTCGGCGCGGAAGGGGGCGAAAGAATAGTTGCGGCCTGCGTAGAGTTTGTTTTCGTTGGCGAAGTAGTTCTGGAAAAAGTGGCGGTTGCCGGTGCTGGTGGTCAGGTCGAAGAACTGACAGATACGAATGTCCATCAGTCGTCGAGGAGGGGATTGCGGATTTCGCCAGCGAGGTTAATACGGACGTTGTTGATGCCGGGGCGAATGGTCTGTACTTCGGGCGGGCCGGCGTATTCCCAGCGCAGGCCGTCGATGCTGGCGTTAGCGCGAGTAGCCAAGGTGCTGGACATCCCAGCGGTGACGTTGCTGCTGAGGGTGAAGCGGCGGTTGGCCGCAGTCTGGCTGCGGTAGTGGTCCAGCAGCGTGACGACGGTGGCGTCGGGAATGCTGTCGAACTCCAGATCGAGTTGGGCGCCGTAGGGGGAGTTGCCGTAGGTGCGCTTGACGGTGGCGCCGCTGAGGGAGCGGTACGTCTTTTGTGGGTACACGCCAGGACGGAAGCTGCGGCCTGTTGGTGTGATCGAGGGGAACGTTGCCATCAGCGGATACCGATGCGGCTACGGGTTTGCGGGGATTGCTTAATGCGATCCAGGGTCATGGTCATGCCGCGGCTGGCGCCGTCGCGGGTGGCTTGGCGGCGGGTTTCGGCCATGGCCGCCTCCAGTTGGTCTCTACTGACGTACTCTACGCCGCCGATGCTGGTTGTCTGGAAACTCATGCTGAGTACTGGCGAGCCACTGCCAGGTGCGGCGCCCATCGCATCGCGTAGGCCGGAGTTAGATACCACGCTGCCGTTGCGCCCTGGAACGAACAGTTCGGGACCGTGTTCACCAACGACGTAGGGTGCTCCAGCAGAGACGGGGCCGCCGTTGGCGCGGAAACCAAAACCCCGAGCAAGAAAAGACAATATGCCTTGGGGATTGCCCGAGCCGCCGCCCAGCGCACCAAGCGCTTGGGCTATTCCATACATGATGAGCATGTTGCCAATTGTTGCCAACAATTTACGGCCAATATCTCCTAACGCATCGCCAAGCGTTTTAGTGCTATCTGTAACTGCATCAATATCGGAAGAAAACGCGCCAGCAACGCTGCTAGACATTCTCTCGAAAATTTCTTCATTTTTGCTGCTTTCATTTTTTATTTGTTCGGTAATCATTAATATGTCTTTTAGTCGCTTTAGTTGCTCCTCAGTTAGATTTAATTTAGTGATTGCATCAGATTTAAGTTGTTGATCAATTTGCAATTCGGCACGCTTTAACGGATCTTTTTGGCGTGCCAGTTCTAATTCAT